CCAAGGCTCCTTTGGGCTCGTGAACCTCAGCGAAACTGACAACATTATCAAACTGATAAACGATGAACTTCTCTGGCTAAATGAAAACCGGGAAGCCATCTGCAAAGGAGTGCCGGCGCTGGAAAACATCCTTGACGATCTGACCGCCCTGCACATGACCACGCTCTATAAACTGGAAAATTTACGGTGATATGATGCCTGGGAAGGAAAAAGAATTGGAAGAGCTGACGGCCCCTATAAAAAGACGGGGTAATCAGCCTTTTGTCCCCACCGAAAAAGAGCGGCAGCAGGTGGAGCGGATGGTCGGGTTTGGGCTGACCCAGGAGCAGATCGCGAAAATCCTAAATATCGCGGAAAGCACGCTGAAGAAATATTTCCAGGATGAGCTGAATAACGGCGTGTCCCGGATTAACTCGGCAGTTGCCCAGAACCTGTTTTCGATTGCCACCAGCCGGGAGCAGGGTTCTGTTGCGGCAGCTATCTTCTGGATGAAGACACGCGGCCGGTGGCGGGAAACAAACCACCTCGTGCATTCGGGCGACGATAAGGAGCCGCCCATCAAGATCGACGCCAATCTAAAAGGCCTCTCTGATGCCGAGCTAGACCAGATGCAAAACCTACTTGGGAAGGCGTCAGGCAAGACGGAATGAACGCCACGCTCAAGCCCGAGGTGCTGCTGGATGCCATCAAGCGCGAACAGAAGCGCCGGGCTGCCTCTGCGTCATTGTACGAGTTTGTGCAGCAGTCCTGGCACGTTGTTGAGCCCGGCGTCCCATTCATCCCGTCCTGGCACATTGAGGAAATCTGCGAGCATCTGGAGGCCATCACCGCCGGCGAGATCCGCAAGCTGCTGATCAATATTCCGCCGCGCCATTCCAAATCCACTATCGTCAGCGTGATGTGGCCAATGTGGGAATGGCTCACTGATCCGTCGCACAAATATCTGTGTGCTTCTTACTCTGGCACCCTTTCCATTCGCGACAACCTGAAAGCGCGGCGCCTGATCCAATCGCCCTGGTATCAAGAACGCTGGGGCCACATGTTCAAGCTTGCCGGCGACCAGAACGCCAAGCAGCGGTTTGAGAACGATAAGACCGGCTACCGGCTGGCCACGTCAGTCGGTGGCACGGCCACGGGCGAAGGCGGCAGCCGCCTGATCCTAGACGACCCTCACAGCGCCCAGGAAGCCCAGTCAGACGTGATCCGCGACTCGGCCCTGGAATGGTTTGACATGGTCTGGTCAACTCGGCTGAACGACCCCAAGAAAGACGCGATGGTGACCATCATGCAGCGCCTGCATGAGCGCGACATCAGCGGCCACATCCTCGCAGACATTGGCGGGTGGGAACACCTCATGATCCCAGCCGAGTGGGATGGCACGCGCCGCAAGACCAGCCTGGGCTCCTACGATCCGCGGCAGAAGAAAGGCGAACTGATCTGCCCGGAGCGGTTTGGCCAGAAGGAAATCACCGAGCTGAAGCAGCTCCTGGGCAGCTACGGCACTTCAGGCCAGCTTCAGCAGGATCCGGTTCCCAGCACGGGCGGCATCCTCAAGACCAAGGAGTTTCAGCTTTGGCCGGCCGACAAGGGGCTGCCGCAGTTTGAGTACATCCTGCAGTCTTATGACTGCGCCTTCACCGAGCGAACCTCAGGCGACCCCACCGCCTGCTCTGTCTGGGGAATATTCAGCCACAATAGCCAGCGCAACGCTATGCTGATTGACGCCTGGGACGAGCATCTCAGTTACCCCGAGTTGCGGTCCAGGGTGATCAAAGACTGGTCAACCGAGTATGGCGGCACCACGGTCAAAGACGGCCTTCGTACCGCCCGCCGGGCTGACCGGATCCTGGTGGAAGCTAAGGCCTCTGGGCAGTCGCTGCTGCAGGATCTGCGCTTGGCCAAGGTGCCGGCCATTGGGTACAATCCTGGCAATGCCGACAAGATCAGCCGGGCGCATCAGGCCAGCCCCACGCTGGAGATGGGCTTCCTCTGGCTGCCCGAAAGCGGCAAGAACAGGGGCCAGCCCGTCAGCTGGGCGCAGGCGTTCCTGAAGCAGTTGGCCAAATTCCCCGTGGCTGAGCATGATGATTATGTGGACACCTTCAGCCAAGCCGTAATATACCTAAAAAACGAGGGCTGGTTCGATCTGCCTCAGGCTCGTGAACGTGACGAGCCGCGGCAATTCAGGAAGGAGCGCGTAAATCCCTATGCCATCTAAGAAGCCCATCTGGGACAAAGCCCGCCCCAAGGGCCTGGGGAAACCCAAAGGCCTGTCTGATGATCAGAAGGCTTCTGCGAAGGCCATGGCCAAGGCAGCCGGGCGGCCTTATCCAAACATGGTTGATAATATGCGGGCGGCCCGCAAGAAATGAGCAAGCGCGTGGATAAAGAGGCGATGGCTTGCAATAAGCCGCGCCGCACGCCTGACCATCCAAAGAAGTCGCATGTCGTGAAGGCATGCTACGACGGCAAAGAGAAAGTCATCCGCTTTGGTGAGCAGGGCGCTTCCACCGCCGGCAAGCCCAAGGAAGGCGAATCGGACCGGATGAAGACCAAGCGCGCATCGTTCAAGGCGCGGCATTCTGCCAACATCGCCAAGGGTAAGAGCAGCGCGGCGTGGTGGGCCAATAAGGTGCGTTGGTAATGAAACCGATTGATGCCCCAGTGCAAAAAACATTTTCTGGATTTGTTATCAATTGCGTTAATTGTAACAAAGAGAGAACCTATGCAACAAAAGGCACTGCAATTAAGGCGTTAAACAGAAAAACCTGTTTTGAATGCCAAACAAGAAAACATTTCTTTTCAGACGGTAATATGAAAATTTATCGTAATTCTGAGAAAAAATGGTGCAGCACATGCCCTGATTGTGGGGTTGAGCAACCATACACACGAATGGATCACGCTAAAACAAGCCAAATAAACGGATGGCGTTGTCGTTCTTGCGTTTCAAAAACGAAAGGATTTTCCAGTCAATCAACAGGATTTTATGGGAACATTAGATTGGGGTGGTATCGCAGATTTGAAATTTCTGCGCGTGATAGAAATTTAAACTGGCAATTAACAATTGAAGATTTGGACGCTCTCTGGCGGAAACAAAACGGTAAATGCGCTTTATCTGACGTAAATTTAGATAATTCTTATTTAATTGAAACCGTTTCAATAGATAGGATTGACAGTAAAAAGGGTTATTCTGTTGAAAACGTCCAATTGATTCATAAAGACTTAAATCTTATGAAGCGATCTATGGATGATGAATTATTTGTTTCTTGGTGCTGCTTAATAGCCAAACATAAAGGTGGGTTATAATGTCCGGATCCCTCCCGCTCCCCCCCCGCCCGCCTTTGGATATTATGCGTGAGCTGGAGCGCCCGACGCGCCGCCCCCGCATGCAAGAGTTTGACGTGCCTGCTGCCCTAGCGGCCGAGCAGCGCAGGTCTGCAAGCCGCCAGTCTCTGCCGCTGCCTCCCATTCCTCCGGCTGTGGCACCTCCCCGAACAGCCGGGGAAAGCGCAGAGGCTGGCCCCCCTCGTGTATTCCCCGGCGAGACTGCCGGCGATGTCGTGCCGCCGCGCATTGGATCAGTGCTGCCCGCCGACAATCCCTGGGTGGCCGAGGCTATCAGGCTGGCGGAGAAGTACGACCTGCCCCGCGATGTGTTCCTGTCGATGGTCTATCAGGAGAGCGGTTTCAACCCGGAAGCCCGCAGCCGTAAGGGCGCGTATGGGCTGACGCAGTTGATGCCCGGCACCGCAGCGGATCTGCGTGCTGACCGCTATGATCCGGCGCAGAACCTCGATGCCGGCGCCCGGTATCTGCGCCAGCAGATTGACCGCTTTGGCAGCCTGCCGCTCGCCCTGGCCGCCTACAATGCTGGCCCCACCAGGGTTGCCCGAGCCGGCAATCAGATCCCGCAGATCTTGGAAACGCAGAACTACGTCAAGAAGGTTTTGGGGCGTGCTGGCGTTGAGGGCTATGCCGAGGGCGGCCTTGCTGACCTTGACGAGAAGTATGCTGACGGCGGCCGTGTTCGCCGCCCGGCTGCTGCGCCTGTGCCTCGGCCTTCTGACGAGGATTACCTTAGCATCCTGGCTGATCGTGCTGTTGGTGCTGGTGAGCCTGTTGCTGAGTTGCGTTCTGCCGAGGGTCGCGGGTTTGCGCCGATGCCGCGTTCTTTTGGTGAGGCTGGCCAGCGGTTGAGCGCGGTTGTCCGTGGCGATGTAGAGCCGACGCCTGAAGAAGAACGGCAGATCAATGCTGTGCGCGGGTTTACTGAAGGGCCTGCGTCCATTCGTGCCTATCATGGCAGCCCGCATCGTTTTGAACGGTTTGATATCAGCAAGATTGGCACGGGTGAGGGGGCGACTGCTTACGGGCATGGGCTGTATTTTGCTGAAGCAGAACCTGTAGCGCGTAAATATAGAGATGATCTTGCCCGCTTATCTCCAGAATATATAATTCCGTCGCAAAGATTAAAAATTGACGGCAAAAATTCTTATGATGAAATAGGTTTGATGTTTCCAGAGATGTCTAAAACACCCAAACAAGTCGCAATTGGTGCTATTGAAAGAAATAGGGGAAATATTGAGGAAACATACAAACAATTAATGGAAAGGGATTCGCCAATAAGCAAAGCATCAGCAAAAATTGTTGGCGCATTACGGAATAGGAAAATTCAATATGAACCCCCTTTTGAAGGCCACATGTATGAAGTCCGCCTTCGCACAACGCCAGAAGAATTGGTGAATTGGGATGCGCCGCTTGTGCAGCAGCCAGATCGCGCAATTCCATTTCTTGAGGATGTTTTGCGTGCGCCTCGCACTGGCAGCGCCCGTGTGCTTGAGCGCGAGATGAAGCCGATTGGCGAGGCAGTTA